GCAGTACGGGGACTTCTACCATGTCAATGAAAAGAATGTAAGCGGATGGATCAATCAATACTATGCTCACCACCAGAGTCAAATAGTGCAGGAAGTACAGGCCATGAATCGGCAGCACAAAGAACCTACAGAGGAAGAGATAGCGCAATGGATAGAAATCGGAAAGCAGATCTTTAGGGATAACTACGAACGTGCAAAGGAGACAGGCTATTGCTTAGACTTAGCTGAGTGGGGCGGGAATTGGTTTAGCAAGTTTCAAGAGAAAGGAATCCTGAAGCCTTGGGATTACCCGGTAGAAGACATAGAAAAGGATGTGCGCAGGGAGTTAAGGATTAGCACTAGGTACATAGATGAAGTGACCGTAGGGGCGAAGTCAAAGAATAAAATCTGGAAGCTATTCATTCTGGAATCAATCAAGGAAAATAGAAACCTTGATCAGCTAATATGAAAATTCTACTAGCCTGTGAAGAAAGCCAAGCAGTCACAAAGGAATTTAGAAAAATGGGATTAGATGCTTTCTCATGTGATATTCAAGATCAATCAGGTGGACATCCAGAATGGCATATTAAAGGTGATGTTTTAGATATTATAAATCAAGGATGGGATTGTATGATAGCATTCCCTCCATGCACGCACCTAGCTGTAAGCGGTGCAGCTTGGTTTGAACAAAAGAGAAAGGATGGCAGGCAACAAGAAGGAATTGATTTTTTTATGGCAATAGCAAATGCACCTATTGAACATATAGCAATAGAAAATCCAATAGGAATAATGAGCAATGAATATAAAAAACCAAATCAAGTAATTCAACCTTATTATTTTGGTGACCCATATTCTAAAAGCACTTGCCTTTGGCTTAAAAATTTACCTTTACTTTATCACAATAAAGAGCCAAATTTATTTGATCAAAATGTAACCCATACTTCAAAAGGGGAATTCAAAGAATGGGTAGATGGCAAAACAGGTAAAATAAAAAGGCAGGCTTTGTGGTATTATCAATCTTATGGTAAAAACGAATACGGTAAAATAAGATCAAAAACATTCCCAGGAATAGCGCAGGCAATGGGTTTACAATGGGGGCAATATTTAATCAATAAAAAAAATGAAAAAGTTAATTGAAAATCTAACACCTAAAAAGCAGGATATATTCAGCATCCAGACTACGCTGCTCACTTGCTTTGCGCTGATCACTTTTGATTTTGACTGTGGCCTGTGGTTCATTTTTATCGTAGCCGGGGTTACGATAGGAATGGACTTGATTTATAAGGCTTGCAAATGATTCAATTCAAGCTAAATCAAAAGCCACTATCCGTAAATCTAGCATGGCAGGGAAAACGATTCAAGACACCTGCATACAAAAAGTATGAAAAAGAGATATTACTAAGGATGCCTGCGGGAAAAGTTGCTGAGGATCAAATGCTAAGGATTGAATTTTTCTTTGGCTTTAGCAATGCTTTATCTGACCTTGACAACCCGATAAAACTTTTGATAGATTTAGCGCAGAAAAAGTACGGCTTTAATGATAAAATGGTTTTTGAATTAAATGTAAGGAAGTGCATAGTGAAGAAGGGGGATGAATTTATAAGCATGGGGATTTTTAAGATGCTACCTTTTTAGACAAAATTCACCCTTTAAAATAGGATATTAATTTTAATCCTATATTTGAATAAATAACAAACCAAATGAGCGTACAAGAAGGACTACTTATCAGGAAATCAAGAAAGAAAAGCGGATACACGCAGCTAGAACTATGCGCAAAGCTAGGCATCAGCCATGCACCAATCAATCAGGTGGAGAATGGTTGGGAAAGCATAAGCCTTTTTAACTTGCGCATGATCTGTGAGGCTATAGGATTAGAAGTAATTATCAAAGAAAGGAATGGCTAGAGGGCTTCCCAAATCCAAGCTAGATTATTCGCTTGAGATCCGCTACAAGGAATCAAGCGGTAAGTGGTCTGCATGGATCAACAAGGGAAAAGGAACATTTCAAAGTATAGAGATAGTACAAAGGCAAATAAGACTCCTAGCAGCCTCATATTACGGTCGACAGAAAGAGATCCGCTTTGAATGGAATGGATGGCTATGCGATTTTGCAGGGCTTCCCACAGGCGAAGTAATAAGCCTGAAATGAAAGCGATCGGATGGCTATATGATCAGGAGTTTAAATATGTATTTCAGAATATAGGAAAAGATCTTTGGGAAGATCTCAGGCAAGAAGTAGCGGTGATCGTCCTAGAATACGATGCCAATAAATTGCAGGAACTAGAAGCCAAAGGGAAGCAGGTATTTAAGTTCTGGATTGTTCGGATCTGCTGCAATCAAACGAATAGCAAGTACGGGAAGTTTGGCAGGCTATACGGAAGCCTAGTACCTGTTGAGGATATCATGAAGTTCGTAAAGGAAGAACAGCAGATAGATAACAGCCAAGAAGTAGCGGATGGGATAAGCAAGATAGTGCAGGGCTTGTATTGGTATGATCAAGAAATCCTAAGTATGTATGTTGAACTTGGATCAGTCAGGAAGGTAAGTAAGCAAACAGGTATCCCACATACTTCAATTTTCATCACAATTAAAAAAATTAGATCATGTATCAAATCACAGTTGGTGTACTAGGGTCGGTAGGGTTAACCCTGCTTTACTTTTACACAATTAATATTCCAGCACTATTTCAAAGGTTAACAAAGAGAAAATTAGTAAAGCCATTTAGCTGTTCCTTTTGTATGTCCTTTTGGATCAGCCTCTTTTTTCTAATCTTAAAAACGGATTTGCTAGAAGCAATATTTATATCTAGTATAGTACCCTTCATCTATTTGTATGTGGAGGATTATTTCACTAATAAATTTCAAACATGACACCTGAAGATTTAGAACTGTTCAAGAAGCACATGCCCTTGTACGAAAGCTACAAGAAGCACGCATTTATCCGTAATTATGACAAGGAAGTCTACACGGAAATGATCCACCTTTACACTACGTATGTTTCACCAAAGCACAACTTCAGCCATTGGTGTAGTAGCTGCCGAATGGAGTTGGTTAACTACCTATATGGGTGGTACACTAACACAGAACATACAACGTGGTACAGGGATCAGGAAGAAGTAGTTGCTGAAGAAATAGTAGCACAAGAAGAAGGGGTAACAGCCCCGGTGAAAAGAGGAAGAAAACCTAAAACCACATAATATGGAAACCAAACCAAAAGTAAGACTAGGAAACGGAAAGAAAAGAAGCGCATCTTGGATGACCGCTACGATCTGCATGACTGAAGCAAAAGCGCATACCTATACCTACAACGGCAAGGAGTATTTCAACATCAACATTAATATTAATGATCAGCCGAATGACTTTGGCAAGGATGTAAATATTACCCTAAACGATTACAAAAAAGAAGAAAATTTAACCTCACAGGTTAACAAGATGCCGACAGCACCTGCACCTTTGCAAGAAGAAACCTACGATCTACCATTTTAATAAACCAAACCATGGCAAAATTTCAATTGAATTTTAACAGCGCAAAAAAAGTAATCAGCATAACTCTTGAGGATGAAGAACAGGGGGTCTTTGATCTAGCCTACCTTTTCAAGAAGTTACTAGACGATGCGGGCATCCCTAATCAGCTAGAGGAAAAAGAACTAGAACCTGTGGAGGCTTTACAAGTAGCGAACGAAAAGCTAGACTAATGGAGATCAAAACCGTTAAACTTTCGGAGGTCAAAAGCAATCCGAATAACCCCCGGATCATTAAGGATGACAAGTTCAGAAAGCTAGTCAAGTCTATTCAGGAGTTTCCAAAGATGCTTGAGATCAGGCCTATTGTGGTCAATGCTGACATGATAGTCCTAGGGGGCAACATGAGGCTTAAAGCTTGCAAGGAAGCAGGGCTAAAAGAAGTGCCGGTGATCTTTGCTGATGATCTAAATGAAGATGAACAGAAGCAGTTTATAATCAAGGATAATGTAGGATTCGGGGAGTGGGATTGGGATATGATTGCTAATGAATGGGATGCAGACCAGATAGAAGAATGGGGTCTTGACATTCCAGAGTTCAGCATCAAGGAGGAACTAGAAGCGGAGGAAGATGATTATGAGATGCCTGATGAAGTACAAACAGATATTGTACTAGGTGATTTATTTGAGATTGGTGAACACCGTTTGCTTTGTGGTGATAGTACGGATAGCGATGCGGTTGCTAAATTGATGAATGGAGAAAAGGCTGATATGGTTTTTACTGATCCACCTTATGGTATGTTTTTAGATACTGATTATTCAAATATAAAAGGATCAAAGAACGCAAAGATTCAAGGAGGTGGTAAAAAATATAGTAAAGTAATTGGAGATCACAACGATTTTACCCCTGAATTAATAAATACAATTTTTGCCTGTTTTGATTATTGCAATGAAATTTTTATTTGGGGAGCAGATTATTTTGCGGAATTAATACCAAATAAGAATGAAGGGAGTTGGATTGTATGGGATAAGAGAGGAGGAGAGGATGCTGACAAAATAGTAGGTTCTTCATTTGAGCTTTGTTGGAGTAAGCAAAAGCATAAAAGACTAATAGCAAGAGTTAAGTGGATGGGTGCTTTTGGATCAGCAGACGCAAGAGAGCGAGTGCATCCAACTCAAAAGCCTTTGAAATTAGTTGAGTTCTTTCTAAATAATTGGGGAGATGATACCAAATTAGTTGCAGATCTTTTTCTAGGATCGGCTTCTACAATGGTAGCAGCGCACCAACTCAATCGTAAGTGTTACGGGATGGAACTTGACCCAAAGTACTGCCAAGTGATAGTAGACAGGATGAAGAAACTAGATCCTAGCCTTGTAATCATAAAGAACGGAATTGCGTTATAATTATCAAAAGTCAACACTATGAAAAAGCCTGATACATCTGTAATAGAGAAAGCCATCGTGAAGGCATTTGGCAACCTATCTACAGCCGCAAGATCATTGCAGGTAGATAGGGTTACTCTTTACAAATGGATCGAGCAGGAGGGCTTAGAACAGGCTGTAATCGAAGGGCGAAATACTAGGCTAGATTTTGTAGAAAGTAAGCTAGATCAAAAGATAGATGGCGGTGATACTACTGCCATCATTTTCTTTTTGAAAACTCAGGGCAAATCCAGAGGCTATGTAGAAAGGCAGGAAGTCACCGGGGCAGATGGGAAGAAACTTTTTGAAGTGACCATTATAGATGGCGCAGATTAAATTAAAAACAAACAAAGTATTTAGGCATCTTGAAGAAAGCACCGCAAAGATAGTAGTGCAGCAGGGGGGTACTAGATCAGGCAAAACTTTTAACATCCTTCTTTGGATAATCTTTGCTTACTGCCAAAGGAATGAGGGTAAGATAATCACGATCTGCCGAAAATCTTTTCCTGCTTTGAGGGGTACGGTGATGCGTGACTTTTTTCAGATCCTCAAGGATCATGACATCTATTCAGAAGACTACCACAGCAAGAGCAATAACGAATACAAGCTAAACGAAAACACGATCGAGTTCATAAGTTTAGACATGCCTCAAAAAATCAGGGGTAGAAAGCGAGATCTACTATTCTGTAATGAGGCCAACGAATTGACGCAGGAAGATTGGACTCAGCTTCTGTTCCGTACAAATGAAAAGGTGATTCTGGATTACAATCCATCTGAAGAATTTCACTGGATCTACGATCAGGTGCTAACCCGGTCAGATGTGGAGTTCTTCCAAACTACCTACAAGGATAACCCATTTTTAGGCGATGTAATCAAAGAAGAAATTGAAAGGCTAAAAGGGATAGACGAAAACTATTGGAGGGTCTATGGCCTTGGCGAGAGGGGACAGGCTAGATCCTTGGTATATACTTTCAGTACCACAAAAGAAATCCCAAAGGAGGCAAAGCTAGTAAGCTACGGCCTAGACTTTGGCTACTCAAGTGATCCTACTAGCTTGGTGAGAACCTACATTCTTGAGGATAATATGTATGTCGATGAATTGCTATACCGAACCGGGATGACCAATCAGGATATCGCAAACGAAATGAAGGTATTGGGACTAGATCGGAGTAACGAAATCTATGCCGATTCAGCAGAGCCGAAAAGTATAGAAGAAATCTACCGGATGGGTTGGAATGTAAAGCCAAC